CCTTAAGCTCTACTCAAGAGCTAGGGTTACGAGTTAAATTGATTCATGGATTGCCATCTTTCCTTCCAGCTAATTTTAGATTTTTATTTAGATCTAAAAATATTACGTATATAAGAACTTTATTAAGTTTATTACATTCGTATAAAGCTTTCAAAGGAAAATATGGTGAGCCTAATCTAGACTCTATTACTAGTCCTAGATTCCACTTTAAAAAAGATGGATCCGATGGACAGATGAACATACCTGATTTTTCTATTTTAGAAAAACATTCAAAATCTCTTCCTTTTACTCTAGATATCTTCGATTCATTTCATGAATTAGATAGATATGCCAGAACATTTTGGAAAATTTACAATAAGGAAAATATTCCTTGTAAATTTGGAATTGATGTAGAAAAACCTCCATTGACTCTAACGTCTGGGACAAATCACCGTATTTCATTTGTAGGTAATGCTATTGATGCATTAGCTCATATGTTAATCGGTCGAAAAGGATTATTATTATCCTATATCCAAGCTGTTAAGGGTGAATGGGGTCCTAATCAATTGAATAAACCTCAAAAATTTGATGGTTTAGACCAATTTGTAGATTTAATGTCTAATAACGCCTCCTTTATTGTCAAATTTTGGCAAAAAGAGGGTATAGATATTAAAGAACGTATAAAAGGATTAATGCTGGGTAGATTGGCAATCAAATTAGAAGCAGCCGGAAAAATCCGAGTGTTTGCTATTTCTGATTATTGGACTCAATGGATCTGTCATCCTTTACAGGAACAGATGTTTTTGATTCTTAAATCCCTTCCTACTGATGCGACATTTGATCAATTAGGAGCAGTCGAATCTTTTATGAAACGACCTCACTCCTTTATTGCTTCTTATGATCTTAAATCAGCAACGGATTTAATTCCTCAACAAATTTATGTTGCGGCGTTATCTCCTTGGATGGGGCCTATGTCAGCTCAAGCTTGGGTTAACATGTTAGTTAACCGAGATTATTTCTTCAAGGGGACTCCATATAGATATACCCGAGGGCAACCTATGGGAACTATATCCTCTTGGTCAGGTTTAGCAATTGTTCATCACTTTCTAGTTCATGTGGCAGCTTCCAGAAT